ACATCTTGAAACATTTTGTCCGCAGGAAGGACTTGAGTAAAATACAGTCGGTTAGAGCTTCGTTAGTTACCTTGGCTCAGCATAAAGATGGGAAATTGTATCCTCGTGAATTTGCTGGACTGAAGGCTGTTGCAAGAGACCGTACCAAGTATATACATCAAGATCCGGATTCTGTGGAACGTGATATTGTAGTTAGAAACACTTATCAGTACGACTGTGAGACTGTAAAGGGCGACTGTGGTGCTCCACTTGTTGCTGCTAATGAATCACTAGAGAGAAAAATTCTCGGTTTCCATATTTGTGGATCTGCAGGACTTGGAGTTTCTGTGGCCTTGTCATATGAAGATATTGTCGAGGCTATGGATACCATTCCGAAAGTTGCTCAAATTGGATTGGTACTCGGTGACGATATAGACGAATGTGTCGACATCGAATTGCCGGAAGGGGATTTTGATCCAGTTGGTCGTCTGTGTGTGAAATTACTAACCCCACCGAAATCATCATTGAAGGAATCTCCGCTCTATGGAAAGTTATTAGAACCAACTACAGCACCGTCTGCACTAAGACCTATAGTACATGAGGGAGTGGTGATCCGCCCCTTGCAGGATGGTTTGAAAAAGTGTGGAGTTCCTCCTTCTTTGATTAGAGAGGACTTTTTAGAAGCAGCAGTTTTGGATTTGAAGCAGCTCGTTTTCCGGGATACTAAGGATTCTATTCGACGCGTGTTGACGCATGAGGAGTCGATTGTAGGGATCCCTGGAAACGATTTGTTCGCACCGATCAATAGGCGTTCTTCTCCTGGTTATCCTTGGAATCGAGGAAATAAGGGAATCGGAAAGACTACGTGGTTGGGCGAGGACGAATATCGTTTAGATCATCCGGATCTGTTGGTTGCGTTGCAAGTGAGAGAAGATAATGCTCGACGAGGCATGCGAACTCAGACTCTCTGGGTTGATACCTTGAAAGACGAGCGGCGTCCTCTTGAGAAAGTTGCTATGGGAAAGACGAGAGTATTTTCTGCTGGACCTATGGACTACATTATCTTGTATCGCAAGTACTTCTTGGCTTTTAACGCTCACGTGATGAAGAACATGATTTACAATGAAACAGCAGTAGGCATTAACGTGTATTCGCCATCATGGGGAATCCTCGCTCGTTACCTTCAGGAGAAGGGAAAGCGTGTAGTAGCAGGAGATTTCTCCAATTTTGATGGCACACTCAATGATAGAGTATTGGATGCGATTCTGGACATTATGAATGAATGGTACGATGACGGCGAAGAAAACGCTTTGATTCGCACTGTCTTGTGGAAGGAAATTCGATGCTCTATGCATGTGTGTGGGGATAACGTGTATGCTTGGAATCATTCTCAGCCCTCGGGAAATCCAGGAACAGTGATAATAAATTCGCTGTACAATTCTATTGTTATGAGAATTGTCTGGAACATTTTGACGGAAGAGACTGAATTCTTCGGCATGGGGATGTTTAGGAAACATGTCAATCTGATTACTTTCGGAGACGACAATGTCCTGAATATTTCTGATGCGGCTGTTGGAATATTTAATCAGGAGACCATTGCGAATGCATTTACTGAAATCGGAATGAAATACACGAATGAGTTGAAGACATGTGATGTTGCACCCTCCCGTACCTTGGGAGAAGTTTCGTTTCTCAAACGGAGCTTTGCTTGGTGTGACGATCGGAAGTTGTGGCGCGCTCCTTTACAACTAGATGTTATAATGGAGATGTGCAATTGGATACGAGGAACTTTGGGTGAGGAGGAAGCTACTATTATGAATTGTGAAACAGCTTTTATGGAGCTTGCTTTACATTCACGTAGTATCTTCGATACGCATTCGCGAATGATTTCGCGGGCGTGTCTGGCATCATTAACCGAGCAACCACAATTACAAAC